CCTAGCCTTGCCTGAAACCACTCATCACTTCTCTGTTCCATGATTATCCTTTTTATTTAATTCTATTAAAAAATCATTTCTTAATATATTTAATGAGGAATGCTCAAGTATTTTTCTTAATGCTTTACATTCAATCTGTCTAATTCTTTCTCGTGTAACATCAAAGTCTTTTGCAACTTTTTCAATAGCTTTATTTTCAAAAAATCTTTTTGATATTAATTTTTTTTCTCTAGGTGTTAGAATGTTAATCATCTTTTCCATTGCTATCCTTTCTTATTTTGTCAATAACTTTTTCACAATGCTTTCTTTCTTCTTCAGTTAAGTTTTTATAGTAAGCAGTTGCACCCTCTTTACCTTGCTTCTCATAAGTTTCCCATAATATTTCAGCAGGGTCGCCCTCTGGCACATCTTCACCTGCATAAATATATAGCCCTATACCTAGCAAACTAATACCTTTTGCTAAACATCTTTGCATAGCTGTATTCACAGCCATAGCATCAGGATTCTTAATTGCCTTGTTAAAGTTATTCATAACAGGCAAATAAGATGTCATAGTTTTTCCAAAAGCATGTATATCACACCATACCATCATGGTATTGTCAGGATAGATGGTTGGCTCTCTGAATTGCCATGTAGCTTTTTCATCTTGTTGTAGTAATTGGTCAACCGCCCATGCCCAAGATAGATAAGTGAACTTACCTTTTTTTTCTACATATTGGCTAACATCAATCTTTCTTAATTCTGCAAACTTACTCATGATTAACTCCCATTATCAAGTAATTTTGTTATGTTGTAAAGTCTTATATCAGCTACATCTCTAGCTTTTATAATCTTGTCTTGGTTATCTAATGCGTTGTTTAGTTCTTTTAAATCAGATGTAATCTTTGTTAGTTCAAAGATAATTGAATCTAATTCATTGTTGATTGCACTCATCATAGACCCCTTTCTAGTTAATGATATTGTTATTATACACAGTTAAATCTTTTTGTCAAACTTTTTTCTTGACCTCATTTGTATTCTTTCATTAGCCTTATCCCACCCGCTAGACTTGAATACCTGTCCGTCTTTACTTGTTGCTCTGTATTCTATATCAGAGAATAAAGTTTTCATCTCTTTTATAAACTTGTTGACTGTTGTCATATTTATGCACTCCATAGATGTTAGTTAGCTTATCAAAATAAAGACCGAAAGAACCCTCAAAGCCGTTGCCATGCCGTTGTTTATTGATATAAACCTTACAATCATACCACTTTTTAGCTTCCTCAATCTTGTCCTCATTATCACCATTCATAACTTCCTCTTTCTTTCTATTACGAAAGACTGTAATACAGTTGTCCGCTAGATTGGTAATGTTAGATGAGCCAAGCACATCAAACTTACTTGGCTCACTCCCCTCATGTATTGTCTTACGACTATGTGCCACTAGAAAGATATGTATGCCTAAATCACGACTAGCCACGCATAATTGATTGACAAATTTCTTTTGCCTATTGTAATCATCTTCGTTAATACCGCACTTCATTAGCGAATCAATAACAAATATATCTATACCTAACTTATCCCTACCATAATAGATAACAGACAAGACTTTATCAACAGAGGTTTCACCCTCTGCGTCATAGATATATACCTTGTCATCAAGTCTGTCTACAAAATCCAACACAGCGTCATCTGTTGGGTCATAGTTACCTGTTTGTTTTATCATGCGACCAAGTGTTGCTTTAGGTAACATCTCAAAACTAGCAAGTAATACTTTCTTCTCATAGTTGAGTGTTTTTAACATGACATAAGATAGCCATGCTGTTTTACCATGCCCACTATACCCTGTTATAATAGTGGTTTCACCCTCTCTAATTCTAAACTTGTCATCTGTATAAGCAAAGGGTAATGGCACTCCGCCATTCATGTCATTCTTAAAATACTTGATAACATCAGCACCATAATTACTTGGTGCTTTAATTTTAGTATGTTCTGATAAATCCCTTTGTGCAAAATAGTTTCCTATCTGCTCATCATTAATGACAAGTCTATCTAACTTATCTGAGATACTCATATAATTCCTCATGTTTAATTGTTATTGCATGTAGCTTGTCTAAATCTTCTTGTGATAATGTGTTGCCATTTCTTAATTCAAAAGCAGATAGGGCTATGTATAAGTAATCCTCTCGCATACTTTTCATGATAGCGAATGGGTTAAATCTCATTTTTGTTTTGGCTACATTTATCATGTCTGTTCCATTAGCATTAGGTCGCCATTCCTCATGTAATGTATTAGGCATAATATCACTCCAATCTAATCCAATAGATTCTAATATAGATTCAGCAGAGCAACCTGCAAAACAATTCATTATCATTTTATCATCTTTAAACTTTAATCCTAGACTTGCATTTCTATCATCATGAACAGGGCATAAGCATTGATATTGGTCTGTGCCACTCTGATAGACTTTACTAAACCTCGCTAGTATTTCTTGTCTGTCTATCATTCTCTAACTCCAATAACTCATACTGCCTTAATTTAGGCATGGCATTATTCTTAACCCAATAATGCACCGCCTGTCTAGTTACCCCTAGCATATCTGCTATCTCTTGCCTACTATATTTTTTTAATACATCTTCTAATATCATTTGCACCCCTTAAAATAAACAATCTTCATGCTCTATCAATGACAACCAATCTATCTTCTTAACCTTTCCACCAATATTTTCAGCAAAGTATTTAGCTGATTCTCTATTAGTGAATCGTCTGATAGGTTCGTTATCGCTATCTACCACCATGTGTGTGAAGTCATATTTATGCGACACTTGAGCCACCATAAAAATCTATCACAACCCATTTATATTTATCTTCATACTCTACAACCTCTGTTAAATCGTCTGACCATATATCAGTATCAGGTGTATCACCCTCTCTAATAACAACATTGACGATAGCATTAGGGTCGCAGTTTTTTAATTCCTTAATTAAATGTTTAACTCTCATAATTTCATTCCTTTCATTAAGTTAAAAGTCCAAATCGTTATAATCTTCATCATACATATATGTTGAATCAGGTATATATTCTTCTTTATCATGCTTTAAATTAAAATCATTGATAAATATTTCCTTTGCTTCCTCTATCGTTTTAGCTTTAACAGTAAAGTTTTGAATAACTGATTGAGTAAAATAAAATGTTTTCATAATGCACTCCCTTTCTAGTTAGTAAAAAGTATTTTACACAGTTAAATATAATTGTCAAATTGTTTATCATAATATATTCGTGCTGTTCTAATAGGTGCTAATGCTTTGGCATCTTCCTCGTTATAACCCTCGTCTGCTAACTGTTCTAATGCCTGTTCATAGCAGTATTCCCATGCCTGTGCGTTTAAAAAATCTTCATCGCCATGATATATATCGTTAGGTGTTCGTAACATAATTCACTCCCTTTAATGTTTTCATTTTGTTTTCCTATTTTTTCTTTTTTCTAATAACTTTGCTTGATAATCTTTTCTATAAAAATCATGTATTTTTGTGTAAAGTTTATCTATTTCTAACATAGTATTTTTTTGAACATAATCATTATATTTATGAGATGCAATAGAATTAATTAAATGAGTAATTTCAATTTTAGCTCGTTCACTTAATTCATTAAATCTGTTATTAATTGATATTGTTGTTTTATTGTTCATAATTCACTCCATATAATTGTTTAAATCTAGCGATTGCTTCTTGACGGCTATACCCAATGTATAACCGCCTTATCATCTCGCTTCCTTTTAATGCCTTTATTTCATAACCGCTTAATGTTTTTTTAACTATCATAATTAAACCTTTTTATTCATCATATTCCTCTATCACTCCACAGATACAAAGTTTCGCACTAGAACAGTCTGGGTCAATATCAAAATCCTTACAAACATCTGACCATTCGCTAGGTATAATGCTAGGGTCAATCCTAAACCATGCACCTTTTTCTATAACTGTGTATCCGTTCTTAATTAAATCTTTTTTAGTTATCATAATAGTTTCCTTTTACCATTCAGAATAAAGCATATAGTCTTCATCTATACTAGATTCAACATCTACTTTTTCTGACATTGGTTTGCCTGTTTGGTTATTAATAAAATCAAACGGACTTTCTACCTCCTCAATAACAAGAGGTATAGTTTCCCATTCATTAGTGTTATCATTAAATGATTGTAGAAGCACATCATTTTTATATGTTTGTGCTGGTGTAAATGTATCATCAATTCTTGAACCTTGTTCTGTATATGTCTGTTGCAATAATCTTAATTTCATTTTACTTCCCCCATTAAATCTAAATATTTATCTGCTACATGTTTTCTAATAAACCTTAATTGAGTAGCATAATTTTTCTTTGGTAATTTCAGAACCATAGATTCAAACTCGTTTAAGGCTTGAAATAAAACATCATATTTATCCATAATTATTCCTTTCTAATTAAGTTAATACAAGTATGATATTACGCTTATATTTATACTTGTCAAATCTTTTTTACACTATTTTAATTGATTGTTTTTATTACAGAATAATTTTTGATAAGTAAAATCAATCACCTAAATTCAATATCTCTATTGCGTTTTTTCTAAAAGTATGATACAATCTAGTTGTATTAAAGATGATAAGATATTTTAAGATAACATCAAAAGTTACATTATCTGTAAGTCATACTAAGATAACTTAAGAATAACATTTGATATAAAGTAATATTAAGATAACTTAAATCTAGCTTGATAAGTTTCAAGCGAGTATTTAAAACGAGCTTGAAACCAATAATATCATGATATAAAAATCTAACATTTGATATAAAGTAATATTAAGATAACTTAAATCTAACATTTGAATTGTATCATGGTATGATGTTAGAGGGTCATAGTCTATTTATTATATTCATAATAAATCTTAAGGTTTATGGTTTACCATAAAGCTAAACCAAATAAATTTATATTTAAAAAACACTTGACAAAATAGGTTGATTTTTGTTATAATTGCACGGGTAAGGGGAAAGTATACGATAAAGAAAAGGGCTTATAACAAGCCCTTTTTAAATTTATAGAACCATTTATTAAAAAGTTTATTCTCTATTCTTTCAAGTTTAATAATCTCATTTTGAAATGGCTCTATATAAAACCTTGATACATTTATTTTGCATAATTCGTTTATTTCAGTTTCATATTCATTAATAGCATTTTGAACATCTTGCAAAGTTTTCACAATTAAACCCCCTTTACAATGTTATTGGTTATAGATTTAAGTTTGTTTATTATCTCGTTCTTATCGTACCCGTAATAAGTATTCTTAATTCTAATAGTATCATTCTCATTAGAAATATAAGTATAATAAGAGCCGTTATAATTTTTGTTTATGGTTAAATAAAAGTTTTTATATAATACAGTTTCCATAATTAACCTCTCTTATTGTTTAATAAAATATTAATAGCGTTTAATCTAACATTATCAGTTTCATCATTTAAAAATAAACTGATAGGGCTAGACAATGCTTTCTGCATATTGATTAATTCATAGCGTGGTTTTTTGCTGTAAAGTTTTAGATAGTTTTCTAACATGATAAACCCCTTAAAATTTATAATTAATATAGAGAAAATAAACTATATTAAATATGATTAATAAAATGCTCTCATAGGATAAACCCATAAGAGCAAAGAAAAAAGCAATAAAACATGATATAGTAAAGCATAGAATGTTTAATAAAAGCATGATTATAAACCCTCTGTTAATTGGTTTAATTCTGATTGACTAATGGTTAATAATTCATCTTTGCTAGTGTTTCGCATATTAGCCCATTGGTTAATGTGTTTTGTTGTTGTTTGTGAGTAATATTTATCTGTCTTATAAATATTTGAATAATCACATATTGCAACGGGCGTTTTATAAGAAAATAAAATTACTTTGTCATTTAATTCTAATTCAGTCATATTGCTTTTGATTGGGTTAAGTTTCATGGTTTAGTTTCCTTTATGGTTTAATAAAATTAAGGGTTGATAATAAAAACAATATTCTAAAACAACATCTTTAAATGTTTTGTTTTCTAATGTTTTTTTATCCATATTATGATATTTAACTAAAATATCAATATAATCAGATTTAGAACCTTCTATTTGATAACCGTTTATTTTCATGATTTAGTTTCCTTTTCTAGTTAAATGTAAAGATATATTAACAGATTTATTAAGAATTGCAAGTATTAATTTATTGTTATATATCATAGGGTTGAGATTTTAGCGGATATATAAGAGGATATTATGAAAAATACCCTCTATATAACTATTAATTATATGCATTGTATGATTCTTTAAGTAATGCATCGTTATGTTTTCTTATTTGCGCAATTGCAAGGTTGCAATCTTCTTTAGTAAGAAAAGTATATAAATAGGCAATATTTTCATCAGTTTTATTGCCTATTAATAAACTATCAATTAATGTATTTATTTTGTAAGTATCAACCTGCATGATGTACCCTTTATAAAATGAATGTAAAGTAATCTTAACAAACTAAACTAAACAATGCAAGATAATTTTTTAAATCAAACTAATTAATGTGATAAGTAAAATAAATTAGACAATTATGATAAAAGATGATAATATTATGTTAGAGTCAGAGAGTATGTCTAACAAAAATGATACCCCCAATATAATTGACGCTGGAAAAATTAATATAGTAATAGAATCAGATGAGAATGTAAATGAGAATCATTCGCATTTGGAAAAGTCAGAGAAAAGGGGGCGAGGTAGACCCCGTTACCTTACAACACCGACCACCCAAAATCAGGTTTACGAATTAAGTAAAGTAGGAACTAGGTACGAAGATATTGCATTTATGCTTGGTATATCAGCAGACACACTAACTAAATACTACAAACCAGAGCTTGAGAAAGGTCGTATAGAAGCTAACGCTGTTATTGCTGGTACACTCTATGAAAAAGCAAGACAAGGTGACACAGCATCTATGATGTTCTGGCTTAAAACAAGAGCACAATGGTCAGAAAAAAATACCACAGAATTAACAGGTGAAGGGGGTGCACCTATTAATATCAAAGTCGTAACAGGCATAGAATAACAAACCCCAGTACCCAAATTTTTTTGCGGTACTATTTTACACACACACAGGAGTAAATACATGAGTTATAAACTAACACCAGAAGTAAAATTTAACAAGAACGGCTATGAGATTCGTACAGATGTACTCGGCATGGCTAAAGATTTAGCAGTACAAGAGTTCCAAGCTAAATTTGGTGACTGGCAAATGTCAGTAGAAAAAGATAAAGATGGCAAAATCGTACACAAAGTAGCAATGCCTGACTTCCCACATTTAGATGTCATTCTTGCTAACGCTGAAAAACTCTATTCTTTTGTAAACAAGGATAAATAATGCCACTTAAAAAAGGTAAATCACAGAAAGTAATCTCTGCTAACATAAAAGCAGAGATGAAGCGTGGTAAACCACAGAAACAAGCGATTGCTATTGCTTTATCTAAAGCTGGTAAGAGCAAGTATAAGAGGAAAAAGAAATGAACGAAGAAGCAATCAGAAGATTCTTGCAATCTATAAATCTAGCTAGTAAACCAGCACAATCTAACGACCCTATTTTACAACAGCTTATTAATAGTGGTAATCAGCCTATGACTAATGCTGATAATGTAAGATTAATGCAGCAAGGTTTATTATCACCAGAATCTAATGCTGGATTAAATCAGTTGCAAGAAATGATGGGGTATCGTAATAATTTAATGATGCAATTAGAAAATGCTAATATAGACCCAGCATATAGACAAATGCTCATGGATGAGTTAAATAATATTAATACTTTTTTAGGACAGTAATATGGCAATCACAGAAGAAAATCATCATCAGTTTGCAGACTATCTTAATAATACAAAGAAACCTAAAAAAGATAAGACAACAACTAAAACATTACTCAAAGATGGTTTAAAAAAAATGGGCAAAAAGTATGGCAAGTAAAGGTCTGTATGCTAACATAAATGCTCGTAAGAAAAAAGGCATTTCTCGTTCTAAAAAAAATAGCACTATTTCTAAAAAAGTCTATGCTAATATGAAGAAAGGTTTTCCAAAGAAAAAAAGGAGTAAAGCATAATGTGGTCATGGCATTTCTTTTGTGGGTTACAATTTGGTTTTGAGTTCTATGATGATGCTAAAGTAGACGATAGTAAAAATGTACATCACTATCATTTCTTTATTATAGATTTAGGTTGTATCCGTATACAGCATTGTGAGAAACAAGGAGTCAATCTATAATGGCTAAAGGCGTATCACATTATTTACCTAATGGTAAACTATATACAGGTAAAACTCATAAGCATAATGGTAAATTAATGTCAGGTGCTACTCATACTGCTAGTAGCAAATACTTAACACACAAAAAACCAAAGGCAAAATAACATGGCTAAAGACTCAAGATTAACTAGAGCTGGTGTATCAGGTTATAACAAACCTAAACGCACACCTAACCACCCTAAAAAATCTCATGTAGTCGTAGCTAAAGAAGGCGATAAAGTAAAAACTATACGCTTTGGTCAACAAGGTGTCACAGGGGATAAAAAACCTACAGCAAGACAAAAGTCCTTTAAGGCTCGTCATGCTAAAAACATAGCTAAAGGAAAAATGTCAGCAGCCTACTGGGCTGATAAAGTTAAATGGTAGAAGATTCACCCTGTACAGGGGTGTGTCGTATGGAAGGTACTCGTTGCATATCATGCAATCGTACTTATGATGACCTAGAACAATGGTACTATATGTCTAAAGAAGCTAGGTTACAAAGGATGGAACAATTAAAGGCAGAACATGGAAGAAGAATTATTAAGAAAATATATTGAGCTTTATGGCTCACCCATGTATTCTGGTGAAGCAGAATTGTATGCAAGTCCTAATACAGTTGGTACAGCTTTAGGACACACACAATACTTGCCACAAGGATTACTTAATCTTGGCGGTGGAGTTGATTACATTCCTCGTGCAGAAGATAAACTTGTACCTTATGGCTTTGCAGAGTATCAAGACCAATCAGGTTTAAATTTAAAAGCAATGGCAGATGAATATGTTAAATCATTATCAGGTCAATATGGACCAGTTAATGCTAATGTTACAAAATCAGATATGGGTACTGAAATGTCGGCTGGAGTATTAGCTAATATTTTAGGTGGTCAAGTTAATATAGATGCTTACAAAAATCCACAAGATAAAGGAATAAATTTTTTATTTACTAAATATTTTAAATAAGGGCGATGACCTGTAAAGAGTCGCATTATGGCAGAAAAAACAATAACAACAGGATATATACCTCGTGAACCGCAAAAAGCTATCCATAAGATGGTCAATGCTAATCGTTTTAGCGTGGTGGTTGCTCATCGTAGGATGGGTAAAACAGTCTGTGCAATTAACCAACTTATCCATAGTGCATTACAATGTGATAAAACGAACCCAAGATACGCCTATGTTGCTCCTACCTATAACCAAGCAAAAAGAATTGCATGGGATTACCTACTAGAATACACTAGACCATTAGGTGGCAAGGCTAACATTGCTGAATTGCGTGTTGACTTTATGGGTAGACGCATATCGTTATACGGTGCAGATAACCCAGATTCACTTCGTGGTATTTACCTAGACGGATGTGTACTAGATGAGGTTGGTGATATTAACCCTACTTTATTTACAGAGATTATCCGACCAGCATTAGCTGACCGTAAAGGGTATTGCCTTGCAATGGGAACACCTAAAGGTCAAAACCATTTTAAAGACTTACGAGATAGAGCTGAAAAGAAAGATGGCTGGGAACTATTAGAGTTTAAATCTAGTAAAACAGATATACTAGATAAAGAAGAACTCAAAGCAGCGTTTTCTGCAATGGGCGAAGATAAGTATATGCAAGAGTTTGAATGTTCATTCTCTGCACCTGTAGAGGGTTCATACTATTCTAAAATTATGAATGAACTAG